TACTGTTAAGTCATTCATTCTTTCTGCTCCTTTCAGATTAAGATGCATAGTTATATCAGCTTACATCCTTAGTGTCAAGCCAATTATTTCCAATTTTTGCTTCTAAAAGCAAAGGTACATTTAGGTCAATCCTAAACGTAGTATTAACGATACTGGTCAGATCATTGTTTACCCTACTAATAAGGTCAACAACCTGCCTTTCCTCGTCTGGATGTATGTCAATCACAATAGAATCATGCACTGTGTTAACAATACAGCTTTGCATATTACACAATAATTCATCAATATGCAAGAGGGTAAGTGGTACAATATCTGCTGTAGCAAACCCCTGCACAGGGTAATTCTTTATCTGTGTAAAATAACTTACTGTACCATTAGTCTTCCTAACTACATTAGGGAATGAGTATTGACGACCAGATGGTGCAGTTATTTTGTTCGTTGATAAAACTTCTTTAGCCAATCGGGAGTGCCAAGCGGCAATCCCTTTGTACTTCTGACTGAAGTGTTCATAGTATTCTGCCTCCGCTTTTGTTCTTCCATAGCCTGTCGCTCCATATAACGGCGCGAATGTATGAGCCTTCGCAGTCTGTCTGTCCGTAGGCTGACCAGCATTGGTAATAACTTCAGCGGTGTATGAGTGTACATCAAATCCAGTAGATACTTCATTTATCGCTACCTCATCCTGTGATAAAAACGCAGCAGCCCTAAACTCTAGCTGGGCAAAGTCTGCTTCCATAATTTTGCCACCTTCCCACCGTGATATGAACACTTTTTTGACAGGGAATGTGCCACCTCTTGGCATGTTCTGCATATTAGGATCAGCACCACTAAACCTGCCAGTGGCAGTGCGATGCTGTAGTAAGCGAACATGCAACTTACCATCCTCTTTAGTGTAGTTCTCAATGCCATCAACAAAGGATGACAAGTACGTATCCAAAGCACTTAGACGCTTTACCTTACTCAAGAAACTCGTAGCATCTTCCATGCCACGCTGTCTAGCGAAACCCTCAAGGATTTCTAGATTGGTCTTGCTTGTAGTAAAACCATGTGCGCTTACCCACTTTGCATCTGGTGCAGAAAACTTAAGACCTGCTAATTCTTTTGTATTAACAAACAGGAAACCTACACCATTGCAATCCTGACACTTTGATGGCTTTGACCAATTACTACCGTCTACCTTCTTCTTATAATATGTGCCACGACCATAGCAGTTAGGGCATTGCTTTGCCCTTGTCTTGTAGACAGGCTCTGAATGCATTGACACCATCTCTTTATAAGATGTCTTGCTCATGTACTTATCAAAGTTATTCTGCCACATAGATTTGTCAATGGGCTTTCTGCTGTAAATGACTTGAGACAATTGCTCTGGACTGTTTAGATTAACAGGAGTGTCTCCCATTATCTCTGTTACTTGACGCTGTAGACTGTCAATAAGTTGACGCTTCTCCTTATCAAACTCTTGACGCACACTGTCCAATGCAGATAAATCAACTTTAAACCCACGTTGATATATACGTGAAAGACACACTGCAACTTTGTTTGTGAGTATCACTGTCTCCATAAGACCCGAATCCTCTGGTGTATTAAGACGATAATACAACTTGTCAGATAACTGTTGTGTAGCAATCAAGTCAGCCGTTAGATATTCAGACAACTCATCAAATGGTATTTCTTTCGTTGTGTATCCTTTCTTAAAGTATTCTTTTAGTGTGTCTTGTTTCTTTGTATCTAAGTCATAACGATTAGCACACATTTCAAGAGAGAGTGGTTCTTTCTGCCCCCGTTGCAGGACATACTCTCCAAGCATTGTATCAAATACAGGTCCATCATATGTAAAGCCAGACTCCCATAGCCACAGCAAGTCGTGTGCTGCATTGTGCATGATCAGGATAGTAGTGCTGTCAAGCCAATCCTGCACCAGTTCTTTACCAAATCCCGTGGCTGGCTCCTCGCTATGATCAAATGTGACAATAGCTTTATTGCCTGTATCACTAAGCATACCCACCATAGTCAATGAGTTTTCTGGCTCAAATGGATCAAGGTGCAGCTTACCGTTTCGGGTAACTGTAGTATTTTCTACATCAAGTGTTAATTTCATTTATCTTCTCCTTATGACCTTGTAGGTATTTAACTGCGTTGATAACAGTTATCAAGTCATCCCTGAACCCACCAAGACCGTCATTACAATGTTTACATATATAACCACGAAATGTGTTCGTTTCATGGCAGTGATCAAGCACCCACGTGCCTAGTAGTTTCTGCCCATACTTATTTACCTCATCAATAGTTCTCTGGCATATTGGGCATTGATAACTAGCCTCTTGTGGATACATGTTACGTTTTCTTAAATCAGCTATTACTTTTCTGTGTCCTGACTGACAGGAACGGCAGGTTCTTTTTATTTCTGCATCTCCTGTTTTTGTATAGGACATCTGTTGGAAGTTAGTAACAGGTTGTCTGATATCACACTTGATACAAACAAGCCCATCCTCGCATACCTTTTCAATCTCCTCTGTAAAGAAGTCTAGTTGGGTCATGCTGTATACCTTCCTGTACGATAATCTAACTCACAGGTGACTACCCCATGCCAACCTGACAGCTTGTTCTTTACCACGTTAATGTGACGCTGCAAGTCTTCTATGTTGGGGTCATCCTCCTGCCTCATTGGGTTCTTAGCAATAAGCAGCATAAGGTCAGCCTCTGCAGCCTTACCTGTCCTACTACCCTCCATCATACTCTGATTAAGTAACACCTTGCCCTCTGCTTCTGCAGATAGCTGTGACATGTAGAACATAGCACAATTGTATTGCTTGGCAATCATACGGGCATGGATGGCATTGGCCTTTAGAGCCTCGTCAGGCCGTGCAAAGCCAGCCTGTCGTGCAAACTTATCTCCCATGTCTAGAAGCACTACATCAGGCTTATAGGTCTTACAAACAGACTCTACCCATGACATGTCACGTCCTGTAGCATCCTTAATCTTAATACGCTCCTTGACAGGAGAATAAAGGTCACGTGCTTTGGCTGGATTGTTCTTGATCTGCCTCATGGTCATGCCAGTTGCAGCAGTCAAATAACGTGCGCCAACACGATGACTACCCTCTTCGTTACATAAGATAATACAGTTAGCACCTTGTGATGCTAGACCCTGTGGTGACGCAATAAGGCTGGCATGAAATGATGTCTTGCCAGTGTTAGGACGTGCGCCAATCTCAATCAAGTGACCAGCATTGATGCCCTCAACCTGACGACCTAGTGTTGGTATGTTAAATGTCCAACGTGCCTCAAGATCATTCTTAGCAAGTAATGTGTCAATGTCCATGTCATCCCACTCCACATTTAAGTCAGGTAAAAAGTTATCATTGTATTGCTCAAGTAGTTTACGCAATGACTCTAGACTAGCCTGTGAGTCATTTACATATTCAAACCCTAACTCTGCAATGTCTGTACCCACCACTGACTGAAACAGTTTAGATAATACTTCCTGTGCCACGTCACTGCCAAGTGGATGCTCTTTCTTTATCTGACTAAACAGATGCTGAAATGATTGCTTCTGTGCAGTAGTCATAGTGGGGTTGTCGGATAGGAACAATGCCTCAATCTCCTGTGGCACGACAGACCGACCGTACTTGTCCATTGCATTATCAATGGCTTTCTTGATCTTACGGTTGTCTGTACCAAACAGACGATCAGGACACTTGGCTCCACGATGATTGTCGTAGAACTCCTTGTCCATTAAACTTCTTAGTATTGATAACTCCATTTGGTTTTCTCCTATATATCTTGGAAGGCAAGAAGCCGTTCCATGTCATCGGGGTTTCGGTATTTAATATCATCATTAAGGCGTAGCACCTTAACGTCATTCACGTATCCACTCAACTCTTTTTTGAACTGTAGCGTTTTTGGTAGAGCATCGGGGTCTAATGCCATAACGGCTGTTGAGAACTGTGCCAGATACCTTTTATGCGATTCAGACAAAGACGTGCCTAATATCGCAACCCCGACAAAAGAACCGTACTCACCAACAACGGCTGCACTAACACAGTCCTCAACAACAACTGCGACTTTACCACAACCAGACACATATGGCAAGCCACTATTTCCATATCTTTTCCATTTAGGTAATCTTTTACCTAGCGCACGACCTGTAGCATCCACAGCCAAGCCTTCATGTACAACAGGAAACACAACCCTGTCTTCCCTTACATCATACATCAGACCTAATGCTTCACCATCAATGCCCCACTTGGCACACCACCTGTTCATGTACAAACCACCACTACGATTGACTACATACTCTGGCATTTCAAATGTCCCAACTTGGGACACTTCCTGATCACCATACATCTTACGTAAATCATCAGCAGTAACTTTAGCACGAGTATTACCACTCACACTACAAGAAGCCTTGTAACAATTCCACAGTAGCTTACCCATATTATTTGTAGCAGTAAATGTTTTATATGAACTACAAACAGGACAATTAATCCTACGAGATTCACCAACAGGTATATCTAAATCTTCTACATAACCTTTAATATTCATTACTATTCTCCTCATATATATGTATTATATATAGGTCCGTTTGGCAATCACGATGTTTAAATATCATGTTTTTTACGAGTCGTCAAGGCTAAATCTGCACTAGCAAAAGTATTTTTCATGTAGGGCTTAACTGACTGTGGGTTAGCATGTCCTGTAACCGACATAATATTGCCCATAGATACCCCAGCCTCAACCATTTCAGTAGTGCCTGTACGCCTAAGATCAGATAGCCGTAGTGATTCAGGTAGTCCTGCATCCCTCATTACCCTACGTGCTACTTTAGGTAGCCTGTATATTGTATAAGGGTGATATACACCCCTAATAGGCTCTGTCATAGGTGCAACATACTCTTGAAAACCAAAGTCTTGTTTCTGCTCAATCAACATCTCATTTAGTTCTTGCTCAATTGGCAAAAATACCTCTGCCTTACGCTTAGACTGCCTAATATGTACTCTGCAAGCATCTAAATCTAAGCTATCCCATGTCAACATACGCATATCACCAAGCCTCTGACACCATTCATATGCCATCTGTGCAATAATACCCACGTTACGGGTGCTAAAATCGCCATAGGCCGTGTCTAGGAAGGATTGTACCTGCTCCCTACTCCAGACAGTGCTACGGACGCTCACAGAGCGTTTCTTGACCGATATAAATGGGTTTATAAGTAACATTTCCATGTGCAGACCATGATTAAATAGTATGCGAGAGGCAGACAAGACATGATTAGCAAAATGAATGCCCCTCTCACACCATTGGTTGTATGACAGCTTCGCCATTCGGGATGACACTTTGTCACAGTACCTTTCCCGAATAGCTTTGCCCTCAACTACAGTGTCTAACATTACGCCAATGTGATATTGATACTCTTTCTTAGTTCCTTCAACTAAAACATTGAAATCATAAGAATTATAGTAATCATCTACCACGTTCTGTAGTTTGTAACGCATTGTTATGCCGCTACCAGTTGACGGAATTGTGGTGTGCTAGTCCACTTCGCCACTTCCTGCTCACGCTTCCACATGCTCTCTGCCTGTGTGTCATTGCCAGTATTTCTCAAAGAGAAACCGTTGGTTTCACCCTGATGGCTAGAAAAGTTAGTAAATGCAGAGTACAAGGCCCACACATTCTGTCCACGAGTAGCCGCTTCTTGGTTATACAAGCTAAACATTTTTTCAGACTTACGGTCTGGCATGATGCTCTCAAGCATATCCTTGACTTTAGAAGCCATCAGTCGTTGCTCTGCCCACTTCTGATACTTGGTGGCTGACTCATTAAAGTCTGACACTGTATCTTTTAGTTCTCTGATGAATCGCTCTAAGACAAAGTTAGATGAGTTCTTTCTCTTGATCTGATCAAAGTCACCAGTGATCATTCCATTTGTGCAAAAGAAATCAATAGAGCCAAAGTACACCTGATTGGAACAGCTACCATCAATGCCATGCAAGGCAATCAAACGTGGTGCAATCGTAGTGGTGTGCTTATCAGACTCAATCTTACGTAGCACGTTAGGCATAACCATGTCCATCATAACCCACGCATTGTTACGTGCGGTCTTGAACTTAATGTTCATGCTATCGCAAAACTCCATCCCAAAGTGTTCAGAGATGCCGTTGTGTACATCAGTAAAGTAAGCACCATGCGGGTTTTTAGGAAAACCATTACCCACAATGCCAAGGTACTCACCTGTGTTGCCATTAACAACATACTTGGACTTTGCAAACTTAGTAGGTTCAAACTCCACAGGGAAGTTGATTTCTTCAGGGATAAATTCTTCTGCTGTAAAATCTAAAGGCATTTTTTATTCTCCTCTCAGTGTCCCAACTTGGGACGGTTAACGCCCATAAGGGCAAGTGATACTGTGTTATATAACAAGACATAGCTTATGTCAAGTCTTAATCCCACCTATAAAAGATATGTTCTGCTATTTGTACAATACGAGTCTTACTTTCTGCCCACTCAGGTAATACATAGATAGCGTGGTAGTGTGTAGCACCCTCCACAAAGTCATCTAGGTTGCCGTAGTATACACCGTGAGCAATCATAAGAGCCTTGTCATAGGCTCCCTGATCTGGAGTGTTATCTGATTTACCGTCACAGTACCAGCTAAACTGGCAACGATGACGCACAGGGTAATGTTCAGCCCATGTGTAGGTTGGACCCTGCATTACCACGTCACATGGTGTGTCGGGATACCTGTCATCACGCACTCTGTTCATAACCACTTGGGCTACCGCAACCTGCCCAATAAAGGGCTGGTCACGGGCCTCATGGTACACATTGAGTGCTAGGCAAA